TACTATGATCTAAAACAGTTTTGGCAAGCGGAAGATTATTAAATGCCTGTTCATTTTTAGCCATTTGTTCGGCTTGAGCCTTTTCAGCTTCTTGAATTTGTTTTTCAGCATTTTCAATAATGGCCGTTTCCTCGGCTTTAGCTTGTGCCGCTGCCGCATCTGCTTGTTGCTTGGCTTTAGCATCTTCTCTCATGCGATTCATCTCGACAAATTTTCGAGCGTGAGCATTATAATAATCAACAAAATCAGTATCATAAGCATCATATTTTAATTTTAATTTAGCGGCTTCTTTAAGATAATCCTCTACCTCTTGTGAGCTTCTATGATTATCCATTTTTTTTAATGATGATAATAGGACTGCTAAATACGATTCTGATTTTTTAATCATTTTATCAGAATGCGCTTTAATCTCTTTGGTTTTTTTAGGAAAAGCTTTTTCATATGAAGCTAATTCACGTCCACGATCAGTGGTCACATTATGCCACCAATCACTAATTCCAGCTTCTTTTTCTAAAATCACACGATCAAATGATGCACGTTTTTTTCTTTTAGTTAATTTTTCAACAAGTTTCGGGTTTAATTCTTCTAAATATGATTCGTGTTCTTTGTCGAGTCCACTCCATAAAAAATTAAAATGTTTTTCATCGACAGCATTTGATAAGCTCAGCAAGTTAGCTTCAATTAATTCTGCAAGACTGTGAAATTGTCCAAGATAAGAGACCACGGCTAAATATTCTTTTCGAGCGAAATTAACCTTAGCGGATTTTAAAAGACTTTTAAGTCCAGCTGCTTTCTCACGAATGAAATCATCGGTTTCTTTCATTTTTTCAATTAATTCAGAAAGTTCATTTTCCTTGCCCCAAATTGAATCGGCAAGTTCATGCACTTTTTCTTTTACGTGTTTATTAATTAATCCGCGTTTTTGAGCAATTTTATCCATGCCATCCTCGAAAATGGTTTCTTCTTAAAATGTTAAATTATGCTTATTTTATTGGAGGCGCAACTGGTGCCTCTGGAGAAGGGCCGCCTAATCCTGGAAGACCACTCAAATCTCCCGTTGGCATTTCTCCCGGAACTGGATTTTCTCCTGGTGCTGCAGCCTGTGCCGGGGGCTCCGGGATTTCCGAATCTTCATCTAATGCTTTGAGTTCTGTTAAAGTCATTACTTTGAGAGATTCTTCTTCTTTTTCTAAGATGGCTCGTTCAATTGCTTCTTTACGAATTTTGCGGTTTTCATCGACCGTTTCTAGACCAAGAGAACGATGAAGAGTAGCCATAGAGACACGAACTGTTCCAGGCTTTTGAGGATCAGTTGGAGTACTCAATGTAATTAAATTAGCAATATAATCGTTAGTATCAAAGAGAGCCATATGATTCCAGTCAATATCTGGAACAATTAATTGTTTTTGCCCATCTTTATTTTCCCAAAATCCTTGAATTTTGGCAATAGGAGCAAAAATTTTTCTTCTTAACATTATAGATAATGTATTTCTAAATTGCATATATCTTTGTTTAAGAACATCAAGGGCAACTGAACCATTAGCGTAAGTGGTATCTGCGCCGCCATCCATCAAAACTTGAGGAACTTGCAAACCTGTTAATATTGTTTTTGTTAATCGATCCAAATCTCCTGAAATATCATAAATACCAGAACCTGCACCAACACGCTCAATAGTTACATCAGGATGAGTAAATAATTTAGCATTTTTATCACCTGACAATGCTTCAAATTGTTGTCTCATAGACTCTAAATCGGCATGAGTTGGATGCAAAGCATCAGGTCCATTTCCACCAATTTTGATAAGAGTTAATGGATTGACCATATCTTCAGATTGAGCAAATTTTGATTCATATAACTTATCATAAAGACACAAGGCTCTAAAAATACAAACAGGAAGTCCCGTTCCACGAATTTCATAAGGAGAAATTTTACGAGCAAGATGGCTCATCATGAAATTATCAAGAAGAATATTTTGCCCACGTTTAACCGCATCAACAATATATTGTGGCAATTGTTTTCTTTGCTCAATATCCGAAGGTTTATTGGATTTAACAATATTTTTCAAATGTTCATCGGGTCGAATCATAATGATAGGTTCATTAGCAACAACATTAGGTTGGACTACCATATAATCTGGATTTTGAAGGAAGACGCGACTCCATTGACCACGATTTGCATCATATTCAGTTTGAACAAATGCTTCACCAAGAAGCCAATATTCCTGTGCAATTTGAACGCAAATATTCATTAGGTCTAATTCTTCAATCATATCATTGAAGAACTTTTCAATTTTCTTGTCCGGACATTTAATATTTAGCTTGGAAATAGGATAGGTGCTATGTAATTGTATTGCATTATGAACAAATGGATTTAATGCAAAAAAGGCGCGACACCAAGCATTAATTGTCGCCCTGTCTCTCGGTAAATTTAAATTAGATGTTAACCAAAGAGGAGAATATATTTCTGGTGCTTGTTTTAAAGCATCGGCGTGACCACCATAAGCTCCATATCCACCACCACCCATATTAGCAAATTTTTTGGTACTCGTCCCAAGGGCAACGGCATTTTTAGTCAAACCAGTATCATTAAAAGACGGTCCATTTCCTTCTCGATAAATACCTTGTGCCACTTCATTGGCCAACATATCTTTTCTAAATTGGGAAACGTTGTTTGCCATAAGCGCACTAACTTGTGGGATTCCATTACGTCCGGCCAAAAAATCACTCGAATATGAATCAGTTTTAAAGGGTGGTCTTTGCATATTTATCTCGTTTAATTATATATCAAACTCGACGCTTGATATGGCCAATGACTGCCAATGGTTTATTTGCATTTTTATCTGGAGTTTTCATAAGTGATGGATTTTTAATAGTAAATCCTCCTGTTATTAAAAATTTGTATGCCAAATAAGCATTTATTAAAGCCATTAAGCTATCGTTAGGGATTGCGCCTTTAACATAATGAATTTCAGGATCTCCAAAACGCGAAATCATCGGTTTCAATTCCATTGAAGAACATTGATCAATCATCCAAGCTATTTTGTCATAATCACCAAGAGGAAATTTTATTTGACCCTTTTTAAGTAAATCAAACATTTCTCCAATATAATAATCTCTTTCAAATCCTATTTCCTTGGGATAAACATCGGATGAAAACTTTATTTTGTTATTTACTTTAGATAAAGCTCTAGAAACTAGATATTTATCTCCATGAATAGTATGCATGGTGTGAGAAAAATCTTGTGAAAACCCAATATCTCCAACACACAAATCGATACTATATTGCCTCATAATTTGATTAATTATTCCTTTTTTAGATTCAGGATCATTTCGATCAAATTTATAAGCATAATCAACGGAAAATAAATTTGGTCCTTTGACTGTTAAAACTACGGCCGTTGTATATGACTGTCCTTGATTTTTACGATCCGGGTTGGCCAAATTTTCAAGACTTGACTTTAAACCATAGTCAATTCCAAGAAGAACCATTTGCTCTTGTCCAGGATCAATACGAGCACGAATTTTACGTTCACGCTCTCCACACTTTTCTATAATATCTTCAAAAGTAATTGGAGAGCTATCACCTTGGAAAAATTCTCCACAGACTTCATTTTGAAATTTACGTTCTGTGTTTGTAGGATGATTACCTGGACGCTCAGCTTCAATTGATTCTCGGGTAATTTTTGGCATATAAAATTGATTTATATGAAAACCAATAAAAAAAACATCTGGATCATTCGGATCCCTTGTACTTACCCATTTACCCCGATCAGCTGCCTCTAATTTATTTTGTTCGTGTTGACAATGTGGACATTTAACAATATGTCCACGAATCCAAATTTTTTCCCATTCATTGGATTCTGGAGTATATAATGGAAAAAACTCTTTGCAATTTTCACAACCTAAATAGTAATATTGCTGTGAGGAACGTTGCCACATTTTATAATAGTCGGAACCTTTTTTCTTAGGGGTGCCAAAATATACTTGGACTCCACCAGGCACGTGCCCATAATTAGCCTGCTTAAGCATTTCTACAGTATTACCAATGGCCTCTCCACTGATGTCTTGACAATTTGAAACCACCAACCCGCCAAGATTTTTACTTCCATTACAATTAGTAATGATAAAATTATGATTATCTTCTACTTCAATATCATATACAATTTCTTGCTTATCTAAAATGGTTTTTTTAGTAAGAATCTCATAACCGAATTCTGGGAATTTATTATTCCATATATAT